ATTAATTAATACACCATTTAGATTATCTGAAGAGATTGATGAAGATAATGATTTATCTAAACAACATTATACAACTAACTATAATCAAACTATACATAAATACTTTTTACCAAAAGGTGAATATGTAGAAGGACCCGTTAGAAATCATTATATATTCTTGCATCATACAGCAGGTAATTCAAATCCCTATGCATGTATAGATATGTGGGGTAGAGATAAAAGAGGAAGAATTGCTACTGAATTTGTTTTAGGTGGTATAAATCATAGAAATGGTAATGATGAACATGATGGTGTTATGGTTCAAGCATTTGATACAGGCAATCAAGCTTATCATTTAGGAAGAACTGGATCTGGGTTTATGAATAAACATTCTGTAGGATTAGAAATATGCAACATGGGATATTTAGACAGTACTACTAAAAAAACTTATGTAAATAGTATATGTCAGAAAGATCAGATTACAGAATTGGATCAAATGTTTAAAGGTAAAATGCATTGGCATTCTTATTCTGATAAACAAATAAAAGAAACTGAAAAGTGGATTAGGTATGTAGGTGAGAGAGATCAAATAGATGTGAGATTAGGACTCAAGCAATTTATACAAAAATATGGTGCTATAAAAGGTTTTGATTTTCAAGAGGATGCATACTATGGTAAAGTAGAAGGTTTATTAACACACACCAATGTAAGAAAAGATAAGTGGGATTGTTATCCCCATCCAGACTTTGTTGATATGATAATGAGTTTATAATATATGGCATTAGTAAATAAGATAGATTTAAAATTAAAAGTTAATTTAGATACATGCGTAATGTATCAAATAATGACTTATTGTTTTTTTAAAAAAATAGTTATAAGTAATTCTGATTTAAAATTTCTTATGCACCTTTCTAAGAATGATAATATAGAATTAACTAAGTTCTGTATTAAATTAGTAGATGGTAATATATTTAAAAGCCCACAATCTGCAAGAAATGCAATAACAAAAGCAGAGAAAAAAGGATTATTAAGTAAAAGTGGAATAAATAAAAAAACTATTACCATAAATAAAGACATGAATATACAAAAGGAAGGTTTAGTATTGTTGGATTATAAAATACTTGGTAATGAATCCCAAGAAGCATAAAGAATTTAAAAAAAATATAGCTGAAGAGGTTGGGGTTCATCAATCAGTAGTAGATGATTTTATTGCTTTTTACTATGCTAAGCTTAGAAAGCATTTATCTAATTTAGAGTATCCTAGAATTCAAGTAGATGGTCTAGGTACATTTATACTAAGAAAGAGTAAGCTTGAAAAAGCAATAAAAAAGAATAAGAGTATGTTGGGTAATATAGCTAAAAGAACTTATAATGGTTTTGCTAAAAGTGAAGATATACAATTGAATATTGATAATATGGAAAAGGCTAGAGAACTAATAGAAAAAAACTTAACAGACAAAAAAATCTTTAAGAAAAATAAAAATGGCAAGTAAAATAAAACAACTATTAGGAGCATTTAAAAATTTTGATCAGATTGCAGAAGGATTATCAAACAATGTCTTTAAAAAAGAACATGTTGAAGCTGTTGCAACAGATAGATTTCAAGTGTGTATAAGTTGTTCATTGTTTGATGCATTTGGTAAAGATTGTTTAGCTCCAGGAACTCAACCATGTTGTTCAGATTGTGGTTGTAGTTTAGCTTTTAAAATTAGATCTTTACAATCTGAGTGCCCAAAAGGATATTGGAAAGCAATGGCTACTGAAAAACAAGAAGAAGAGATTATGAATCAAGTAATTAAAAATCAAGAAAATGAAAAACAATAATTTAACATTAATCAATAGCAACACTAGTATAGCAGGTAATACAGAAGTTGTATGGTGTACTACTGATACATATAATTTAAAAACAGAATATAATGGCAATACTATTTAAAGAAGAAGGTCATATCTATGAAAGCACAGATAATGATAAAATATCTTGGGTAAGTGTTACTGGATTAGTAAGTAAGTTTAAACCTAAGTTTGATAGAGAAGGTCAAGCTGCAAAATCTGCAAAAAATAAAAGATCAAAATGGTATGGTATGACTGCAAAAGAAATTATAGCAGCATGGGATGGTGAAACAGAAAGAGCAATAAAGTTAGGAAACTTTTATCATAATCAAAGAGAGAATGATATGCTTGATTTTAAAACTATTCAGAGAGAAGGAACAGAAGTACCAATTATAAAACCTTTAGTTAATGAAGAAGGGGTTAAGATATCTCCTAATCAGAAACTTAAAGAAGGTGTATATCCAGAACATTTAGTATTTCTTAAGTCAGTAGGCATATGTGGACAAGCAGATTTAGTTGAAGTAGTAAATGGACATATAAATATTACTGATTATAAAACCAATAAAGAAATAAAGGATAAAGGATTTACAAATTGGGAAGGTATTACTAATAAAATGTTTAGGCCTGTAAATCATTTAGATGATTGTAATCTTAATCATTATAATTTACAACTCAGTATTTATGCGTATATTATTAAAAAGCATAACCCTAAACTAAAGATAGGTAAATTAGTAATACAACATGTAAAGTTTAAACAAGTAGGAGAAGATTCAAATGGTTATCCAATTAATGAACATGTTAATGGTGAGCCAGTTTTAGAAAATATAAAAATATATGAACTACCATATCTAAGAGATGAAGTAAACTCACTAATGATGTGGATAAAAGATAACCAATGAAATTAAAAGAATTTACAGCAGCAGTACCAATACAATCACGTACATCAAGAATACCAACTGACTTTGCTTTTTTTGAAACATTGGTAACTATTGATTTAGAAGATATAGCATACTTTAAACAATACTTTCATTTAGGAAGAGAAGCTTTTCAGAATGACTATACAGAAGTACTAATGAAAGGTGCTGAAAAACCTATTGTATTAAGAATAGGATATGAAGAATTTAAAAATAACATATCATGATAGTAAAATTATTTGATATACAAAATCAAACTTTAGTTGTAACAGAACATTGTTATGCTCTTCCATTTCTTAAAAAGATTATGGATGAATATCCTGATACGCATATGCAAGTATATCAATATATATTTTACATGACATGTCCTGATCCTGATCTTAATCCATTTTTTAATTTACCTGAACATCAAAAAGAAGATATTATTATTGAAGAAATAAAATTAGAAGAGTCACCAGAAGATGGAACAATAAGATATGGTTTTGATATGTGTAAGAAACTATATGAAACACCTACATATAGGGCTTATGTGGGTATTAAGGCTATGTTAGATAGATTAGGTAAGTATATGGAGGTAACCCCTATAGAACATGGTAGAGACGGTAATATGAACTCTATGATAAATGCAGCTGCTAAGTTTGAACAAATAAGACAATCATATAAAGGTGCATTTTTAGATATGAAACAAGAACAAGAAAGCTCTGTACGTGGTGGTGCAGGATTAGCTTATGACCAACTATAAATAAAATTATTAAATATGAGTATGACAGTTATACCGGTAGGTAAAAAATTACTATTAAAAAAATGGAAGGTAGAAACAAAAACAGCTTCTGGAATTATTATTCCTGAGATAGCTCAGAAGAAAGAGTTTAAAGGTACTGTAGTAGGTAAAGGAAAAGATGTACATGAAATTGAAGTAGGAGATATAGTACAATATGCAGAACACGCTATGCCAACACCAATGATGCACCAAAATGAAGAACATCTTCTTGTTCAAGAAGGTGATGTGTTTGCCATAGTAAGATATGATGAGTAGAATCATACCTACATATGATAATAATAAGTGGACAACTACTGAATTTAAAAATGATTTAGAACTTAGAGAATTTATTGAGTCAATTTTTAGTGAGCCAGGTGAATATGGTTTTACTGAGATGGCTTATAAATTTAATGAGGAAGCTAAAAGATTTACAGCAGAAGGTGTTTATTGTTCTAGCCCTTTTAGATCTAAAGATTTTACAGCATACTGGGATGATCAAAAGAATAAATGTAGGAATGGTGTTATATACAAAGATAAAGATAAGACTTGGTATATAACTAGAGATTATTATATGTGGTTAAACTTTTTACCAATATTTGATAAAGAGGAAAAACACTATGGATTTGCTAAGGTTAGAGATGCACAATATCATATGGCATTATATGAATGGTTGGCAGAGTTAAATAATCAACATGCTGCTATACTTAAAAAACGTCAGATAGCTTCATCATACTTTCATATGGGTAAGATAATAAATACCTATTGGTTTGAAGAAGGTAGTACTTGTAAGATTGGTGCTTCACTAAAAGACTTTATTAATGATAAAGGTTCCTGGAAGTTTCTAGAAGAATATAAAATATTTTTAAATGAACATACTGCTTGGTATAGACCAAGTAATCCAGAAAAGGTTTTATTATGGCAACAACAAATTGAAGTTAAGGTTGGTAATAGAAAAACAGCAAGAGGACTTAAATCAAAGATACAAGGTGGTTCTTTTGAAAAGAATGCAACTACAGGGGTAGGGGGTCCATGTACATACTTCTTTCATGAGGAGGCTGGAATTGCACCAAAGATGTCTGAGACTTATGAATACTTGCGTCCTGCTATGTCATCTGGTATGATGACTACGGGTATGTTTATAGCTGCAGGATCTGTGGGTGATTTAGATCAATGTAATCCTTTGAAAGAAATGATAATGAATCCTGATGCTAATGATATATATGCAGTAGAAACAAACCTAATAGATGCTGATGGAACAATAGGTATGGCAGGTTTATTTATCCCAGAACAATGGTCTATGCCTCCCTACATTGATGACTATGGTAATTCACAAATAGAAGAAGCAATAGAAGCAATACAATTAGAAAGAGAAAGATGGAAAAATGAATTAAATGGTGAACAATTTCAATTAAGAATATCTCAGAAACCATTAAACATTTCTGAGGCATTTGCATATAGAAAAGCTTCAATATTTCCACAAGGTGTATTATCTAAACAACTTAAGAAAATTGAAGAAAAAGAATACCCATATGAATTAATTGATTTAACAAGAGAGCAAGAAGGAATAGTAGCTAAGAGATCTAACAAATTACCTATATCTAGATTTCCTGTTGATAGAAAACAACATGATAAGACTGGTGTAATAGTAGTATGGGAAAGACCAACATCTGCACGTCCAGACTTTGGACAGTACTATGCATCTATTGACCCTGTGTCAGAAGGTAAAACTACAACTTCAGATTCATTGTGTAGTATATTTGTATATAAA